CAGGAGGTATAACATGGCTACAAGAGGAGTAATAACATTGCTGGCGCCTGCTTCCAGATCAGAAAGCGGCAATTCAGGCAACGGTATTTACTCAGGAGAAAACAATGAGGCTGTTGTCTACCTTGATATAACAGCTGCCAGTGGAACAGACCCTGTTCTTAATGTGATAGTTGAAGATACCATTGACGGCACTAACTGGGATACTGTAGAAAGCTTTACTCAAGCCTCTGGAACAGGAAGAGAAGTCAAACGAATAAATAATTTCTCCCGTTATATGAGAGTTAAATACACTATTGGCGGAACAGAGCCGGATTTCACATTCTCTGTTAGAGCTTACATAAAATAAGTCTCTAGAGCAATATTCAGGGCGGTTTGTCTGAATAAAATCTGCAAACCGCCTTCTAAAAGCTTTAAACATCAACATAGAACTGGAGGTTTCATAATGACTTATAACTTCAGAACTATTGTCAATCATGTACTAAGAAAAACAGAGTTTGCACCTGTCAGCGAGTCTGTTGATAGTGAGTTCAGTGGTAATAATATTGATCCATTTGTTGAAAGAGTCAAAGACTGGACTAATGAAGTATATTTTGAAATAGTTAATTCAGGCTACTGGCGTTTTCTAGAATCAGAAAGCTTAATAAATACTGTAGAAGGCCAGGTTAATTATTTATTAGCTTCTGATTGTTCAGCAAACAGGATTATCAATGTAAGAGAAACATCAACTCCTGCATTATTAAAGAGAAAGGATTTTAAAGATATCGACATACTGCATCCTGATGTCTCTCAAACAACAAGCAGTACCCCTGTATACTATTACTTTGTAAATAACCAGATATATTTTCACCCTGTTCCTGACAGAGAAATAACAGTAAAGTATCGGTATTATAAAACTGCCTGTGAACTGGTATATCCAGAAGATGTGCCAGCTATACCCGAGCACTGGAAATGGGTTCTGGTTAACGGTGTACTGGTAAAAGCCAATCAATACCTTCAGGATCAAACTACTGAACATGCGCAAATACAATACCTGAACAGCCTGTTACAGATGAGAGCAGCTAACAGAGCAGACAGGCAAAATAAAAACAGGTTTAAACCCTGCCAGGAGGACTAACAATGGCTAGAATTAAAACACTGAAATTTGAAAAAAACTCAGGGGGATTGAATACCAGAGCATCAGAAATGGTCCTGAAGCCTTATGAAAGCCCTGATCTTCTTAACGTAAAGCTGACAAAATACGGTGCCATTGTCAAAGAAAAAGGATATACACTCTATAATGAGACAGCAATTGCAGGAGAACCTGACGTAGGAGGCATTTATAACTACATAAAAAGCTCTACAGGTTCAGAATATCTATTAGTTGCTGCAGGAAAAAAATTATACACAGCACTAAATGGTGAGTTTACTAATATAACAAGAGTTTCAGGTGATTATTCAGAAAATGAAATCTGGGACTTTGCAACTTTTAACGATATTTGTATCGCTGTAAACGGGTATGATAATCCACAGAAATTCAACGGCAGCAGTAATGCAGAAGACCTTGAAGGGAGCCCACCATCAGGCTGTGCCTACGTAGAAGTTTTTAAAAACAGGGTGTTTATGGCTGGAGGGCCAGATAACCCAACCAAACTTTCATATTCAGCTCTATCAAACCCTCAGGACTGGACTACCTCTAACGATGCCGGCTGGATAGAAGTAGGGCTAAACGATGGCCAGAAAATAACCGGGTTAAAAGCCTTTTATGATGTACTCGTTATATTCAAAGAACGCTCTATTTACCTTCTAACAGGTTACTCAGGAGACCCTTCATCAAGTTATTTCTTCGAGCTAAGGCCTGTTAACTCATCAATTGGAGCAGTATCCAACAGAGCAATCGTTCAGGCAGGTAATGAAATTTATTTTCTCAGCGATAAAGGTGTGTATACCCTGAGTGCTGTCCAAACATACGGAGATTTGAGCATTAACAGTATATCATTCAAGATACAGCCTTTAATAGACGAACTAAACAAAATGGTACTTCATAAATCTTTTGCCATAAACGATTTTGAAGAAGACCGGATCTGGTTTTTTGTCCCTAAAGGCAGCTCAACAGAGAATGATTTAATACTGATATATGATTATTCCCTTAATGCGTGGACTAAACGATCAGGGTTTAGTGCTAAATCAGGCCTGATATATAAAGATAAATATAGCGGTAATGTAAAATTCTACACTGGTAGCTATAACGGTCATTTGTATCGCCAGAAACAGGGCTATTCATACGCAGGTCAGGCAATAGTTGCATACTATAATACCCCCTGGCTGAATCTCACCAACTACAGGCAGCGAAAAAGAATACGTGATGTACAGTTCATAATAGTACCCACAGGAGGATACTATATGGGGGTCACTTACAGGTGGGATTTCGGAGATAGAAACAATGGTAACCTGAACGTATACCTTGCAGGAGATACAGCACTGTGGGGTAAAAACAATATTGATAGTGAAGCAGGCATCTGGAACGAAGATAAATGGGACTCTGTCGCAGCTGTAAAAAATACCAGAATTATGAACGGCAGCGGTAACACACTTCAACTTACATTCTGGAATTCAAACCCCGATGAACACTTTATTTTACTTGGATGGTATATCAATATCATAGAAAGGGGGATTAGATAATGACCCTCAACAGGTTATATAACTTTGTAGCAGGCAAGGTTATACAGTCACAACAGGTTAATGCTGAACTGGATCAAATTATTTCCTCGCTTAATACATATGTAGTTAACGCTAACTTTAACTCAAATAACTATATAGCAGATGGTGATATTGTATCTGCAATAAGCGCATTAGACAGTCAGATAGCAGGAGAAAACTCCGGAGCAGTGGCTTATAACTATTCGAAAGGTCTGATACTTCAGCAACACTCTGCAAATGAATATACTATATGTATAAAAGGTTCAGCAGCAAATCTAATTATATTCATGAAAGACCAGAAAGCATTTATAGAAGACGGTACCAAAACTCTCAACCTTTCTACGCTAGGTACAAACCAGTTTATAGATATATACATAGAAGAAGATACTTCAGACTCACCGGCTATAGCTGATACATTGCCTATAAAGCTTACTGGCAAAGGTTCCGGGTCAACTCCTTATAATACTTCTCCCTCGTCAGGGCAATATCTTGCTGGTTGTGCGTATTTGAAAAATATTGACGGCGAAGGCAATAGAATAATCGGTATACAGTCACTTGAAAAACCTGATGTTCCTACTAACCATTGGTCTTTATGGCATACAAGTAATCCTTTTAATCACCAGTTAAACTCAAGCAGCTTTACATATAGTTCTAAATGTTCTTATATACCAGTATTTGTAGACTCATCAATTATCTACAATGTCACAATGGAGGTTAATAGCGTAAGTGGTAGCAATGGAGAACGTTACAATTACACCGTTAAGCTAAAGAGAGATAGTTCAGGAACAGCTTTCTTTAGCATTAGAGAAAAATCAATAGATACATACGGCACTGTAGCAAGAGATGTGCTCAATATATCAGATATTGATAATGTTTCTCCTGGTATATACACGTATTACTATGGTGGATGCATCAATACAGGCGAGGATAGTAATATTTCAAATATGAATATTCACTACCTGGCGGCCCAATTTAAAGTTCAACCCCGCTATTTAACTTTTAAAGCAATGTCTTAAGAGGAGTAAAAATATGACTACAGACTATGCCTTGATAAATCGGAAGGTACGTATTCGTACAAACATTACAACGGCTGATTCTTCAGCACCTGGATGTGAGGATGATTTTGTATTAACAAAAGGTTGCAGCTATATAGAAGTAAATGTAAACGGACTTTCAGGCTCTGAAAAAGCTAAAATCAGACCATATTTTCTTGAAACCGTAGATAATTCAGTATCAATGGAAAATTATGTATCCTGTGGAGCTGAACTGGAACTTTCTTTAACAAATGGTAATACCTGTAATATCTCCGGGGTGAATGGCAGACCGGTCTATATAATGGTTACAGAACTGACAGGCGGTGCAAGTATCAATATTGATTTGGCCCCCGGGCGTGTACCACCTGGATTAAATATTTAAGGAGGTTCTATTATGTCTATACCCCGAGGATTTATACCTGCTAAAACACAAAATAATTATACTGAACTAACCGCCGGAAATATTAAAATATCAGAAAACGTCGTCAAATCAGTAAATACAAATGGTAATATTACCCTTGAGCCCAATGGAACAGGCAAAACCAGAATATCAAATCAACTTGATTTAGTCAGAGCTGATCAAAACGGTATACACCTTATGAATCAATATGGAATGGGCTCAGGACGCCTGTACCTGGCTGGTTTAAAAATTCGTCTTACAGAAATGAGTAAATATAACTACCTGGAAATCGATAATGGTGGCGGAATTACTCTTGCATCAAAAGAAAATTCAGATATTATCCTTGAGGCTCACGGCACCGGGAATGTAAATGTGACATCTGGAAATCTAAAAATAAATGGTATTATCAGGCTAACTTCAGCCGGAGGAGTAA